GCTCATGTCAAAGCGGGCGGACGTCATGTGCGGTCCTCCGTGGTGATCCTCCAGGCGGTGGCCTGGTCGCCGTACTGGGTGCCGGTCACCCACAGGACCAGGCCGGCCATGCGGGCGTCGGGCGAGGCGAGGACCTCGATGCGCATGCCGGGCCGGATGCGCACCCCGTCAGGCAGCGGCGTGCCCCAGGGCAGGGACACCTCGTACTCCAGCAGCCGCACCTCACGCTCGGCGGCCTGGACGTCCTCGCCGGAGGCCTGCGCGATGGGCTTGACCTGCGCCTTGCCCTCGTACAGGTCGTGCGGCTGCCCGGGCACGGTGGTGCCGGTGACCCGGTCGAAGGTGTCCGCGTCCTGGCGGTAGAGCCGCACCGTCTCGCGCATGCGGCGCTCGGCGGCGGCCCGCCCGCGGGCGAGGACGGCGTCCAGGCCGTTCACGGGGTCACGCCCCAGCTGCTCACGCCGAACGCCTGCCGGATCGTGTCCTGTTCGCCGGCGAGGAGCGAGGCGCGCGCGTCGGCGAGGGTCTCGGAGTAGTCGTCGATGCTGCGCTGCTTGAGCAGCTCCGGGTTGGTCAGGATCCGCTTGACCGCGTCGCAGGCGACGGACACGGCGACCTGGTAGGCGACGTCGTCGGTGTTGAAACCGTGGCTATAGGTGACCGTCACGGGCCCGTCCCACAGGTATCCGTCGAGGCGGGTGAGGCGTTCGCCGCCGTCCCACGTCCATGCCGTCGACGCCAGCCCGGCGACGGCGGTGACGTCCCGGACGGGCCGCTGCGGCAGCCGCAGCACGGTGGTGCCGGAGCCGCGCAGGGTGACGGTGTCGTTGTCGACGCGGCTGATCTGCTGGTAGCCGGCCGTCATGCGGATGAGGTTGGAGGCGTCGATCAGCAGCCGGTCCGCCTGGGACTGCTCGGCCGCCGTCAGTTCCCAGCCGATGCGGAGATCTTCGTGGGTGGCGAACGGTCCCAGCGGCATCTCAGCCTCCGTACTTTCTGATCAGCTCCGCCTTGGTCATCTTCTCGACCTCGGCGGCCTCGTCGCTGTCCTTGGCCTGGCTGGCGGCGTACTCCCGCCAGACGGCCACCGGCTCGGACTGCGGAGGGCGTCCCAGGCTGTTCTGCCCGTCCTCGTTCGCGGACGGGGCCGGTTCGGCGGCCGGGGCGGTGGGCTGGTGGCCGCCGCCGGGCAGACCCGGCGCGTACACCTGGGGCCCGTGCGGGTTGGCCTCGCCGGCGTTGACGGGCGGGCGGAAGTCGCTCTCGCGGGGGTCGACGGCGGCGTCCCGGGCCGGGGCGCCGAGCTGCACCGGCCCGGTGACCTCGCGCGGGTCGGGCACCTGGGGGGTGTCCCGCTCGGGCGGTTCGCCGTCGATGCCGTAGCCGGCCGAGCGGCAGTAGTCGATGACGGCCTGGTTGTCGGAGTGGCCGACACCGTCCTGGAACATGACCCCGGCCGGGCCGGGGCCGCTGTAGCCGGGGACGGGTGTGGTGATGCGTGCCATGAGTGTCGTCTCCGATCAGCGCACGAGCAGGTTGCGGAGGACGGCCGCGCTCTTGGTGGCCTTGAGCACCACGGCGGCCGGGCCCAGTTCGACCTCGCCGGTCTTGACGGCGCCCGCGGTGGAGAAGTCGGGCAGCCACGTCTGCACCAGCGGGGCGTCGGCCATGGACACGCCGTGGAAGCCGTCCAGGCCGAAGCGGACCGCGTAGATGTCGGTGTAGTTGCCGGCGACCGTGGCGACCGTCTTGTTGGTGGTGGGGATGACCGGGTTGTTGCTGCCCGCCTTGTTGCCGAGGTCGACCAGGGCGATGCCCCGGTAGGTCTCGACCTGGGAGCCGAAGTCGCTGGAGGTGGCGCGGTCGTAGTAGCCCGCGCGGCGGGCCAGGGAGCGGATCCGGGCGATGGAGTCGATGTTGCCGAGGATCGCGTTCGGCTGGCCGTCCAGCGTCGCGAGCCACGCGTCCAGCAGGTCGAGCGCGTCGTTGGCCTTGCCGAGGTCGGCGCCGATCGTGGCGCCGCGCCAGTCGGTGGACACGCCCACGCCCATCTCCGTGGTGGACGCCGTCAGCGACTTGGACAGGCCGTCGAACCCGTTGACGTCGACCGCGCTGTCGCCGTTGATCACGGCGTCGTTGAACTTGGCGTTGGTTGCCTTGATCTTCTGCCGCATCTGCAGGCTGGTCTCCGCCGCGCGGGCGATCCTGTTGAGGACGCGGTCGACCTGGAACGAGCCACCGAGGGGCTTGAGGTCGACGGTGTAGCGCTGCTTGGTGACCTCGGCCGGCGTGTACTCGCTGTTGATCGCACGGAACGCGGCGTCGGCCTGCGTGATCAGGCGGGTGTAGCCGTAGGTGAGGGTGGCGCCGGCACCGGCCTGGTTCACCACGTTCTCGAAGGTGAGGTTCTGCAGGATGAAGTTGTTCTTGGCGAACTCGTCGATCACCTGGGTGTCGATGTCGTCCGTCGCGTTCAGCTTCGCCTGCGCGAGCGTAACGGGCATGGATGGCTCCTAGGTTCAGCCGCCGGTCTTCCCGGCGAACTTCGCGGCGATGGCCTCGTCGAGGCTGGCCGCGGCCTTCTGGGTCTTCTTGCGGGCGCCGCCGTCGGCGTCGCCCTGGAACCGCCGGCCGGTGCCGCCCGTCGCGGGCGCGGCCAGGTAGGGGTCGGACTCCAGCAGTTCGTCGATCAACTCGCTGATCACTGCCTTGTCGGGCCGTCCCTTGTCGTCCTCGGGGACCTCGGCGAGGTCCTCGCGGAGCAGGGCGGCGACCCGGGTCGGGTTGGCCAGGCGGCCGGCCGCCGCGGCGATCGCCGCCGCTTCGACCCGCTCGTTCCACACCTCGGCGCGGGCCTCGGCCCGGGCCTTCTCACGGATGGACTCGGCGTCGTCCTGGTCCTCGCCTTCCTTGCCGCCGTCCTTCGCGGACGTCTTGCGGCCGGAGCGGCCGCCGTCGCCCTGGCCGCGCAGCTGGGCCTTCAGGCGGCGGTTCTCCCGCCTCAGCTCGCGCAGGGCCTTGACGCCCTTCTCGCCCAGCTCGGCGTCGTCCTGCTCGCCGTCCTTGCCGTCGTCGGAGTCGTCCGCGTCGCCGGAGTCGTCTCCGTCGTCCCCCGCGTCCCCGTCGCCGTCCCCCGCACCGTCGTCGCCCTGGCCGCCGCCGGAGTCGCCGCCGTCGGCGTAGCAGGTGAACGGGTCGGTGTAGGGGTGAGCCCAGGCGGCCCCGCCGGTGACGGCGGCCAGCAGACGGCTACGGGTGTGCTTGAGCATCGCGCTCCTCGAGGTTCAGCGCGCGGCGTCGCGCCGCACGTGTGGGGGTCATTGCAGGTAGCCGAAGCGGCGCAGCAGCCGCACGGCCTCGTCCCGGCTCTGGGCAAGCCGGTAGATCTCCTCCGGCATCAGCCGGGGCGTGCGCAGCTCGAAGCGGGGCAGGCCCTGCCGCGCCTCGATACGGTCGCGGGCGAAGCGGGTGCCGGTGCGCTGCTCGGTGCGGGCCCGCTCCAGCCGGTAGAACGCGCCGCGCCTGGTGGTGCCCTCGGTCGTGGCGAGCACGCGGCGCCCGTAGGCGGTCATCGTCTGCATGCCGCGCCGGGCGTTGACGATCTGCGACAGGTCCGCGCCCTGGCGGATCGCGCGGGCGCCGGCCTCGCCGAACACCCGCTCCTGCTCGGCGCGCGAGAGGCTGTCGAAGTAGGCGCGCGGATCGATGAAGCCGGGCGATCCACTGCCTGGCCGGGTGGTCGGCGTGAAGCCGTCCGATCCGACGCGGCCGCGGTGCTGGTTGCGGGCGATCAGCGTGGTCGGCAGGTGGATGCAGTCGCACCGCGGGTGCCGCTGGAAGCCCTTGTTCCAGCCGAACTCCTTGCCCGCCAGGATGATGCACCTGCCGCACGCGGGCGGCTGCACCACCCGGACATAGCCCTGGATCGTGCGCCGTCCGGCCATGGCCGCGCCGGTCGCCCCGCGGCCCGCGTCGGCGACCTGCGTGCGGGTGATACGCAGCGCGGACGCCATCGACCCGCGGAAGGCGTCCTCCATCGACTGCCCGGCCGCCATGCGCACCTTCCAGTCGATGACCGGCTGGTACAGCAGCGAGATCAGCGGCCGGCCGTCGGAGGCGATCCCGGCGAGCGCGCCCGGCACGACGTGTCCGGCGGCCGCCGGGTCCGCGTCCTCGGCCGCCAGGACGGCGTCCAGGTACGGGTCGGCGAGCGCGGCCGCCGCGGTCTGCGCGTCGCTGACCGCCTCCATCAGCTGCGGCGCGAGCTCCTGCCACGAGCCGGAGATGTCCCGGCGGTCGATCCTGCGCCACACCTGCCGGACGCGGGCCGCCGCGCGGTGCGCGATGGCCTGCTGGCGGGCGTAGTGGGCCAGGGCGATCTCGCGCACCTCGGAGGCGATCACGCGGCGACCTCTTCACCGTCCCGGTCCCCGTCCGGCAGCTGCTCGTCGTCCAGGCCGTCGTCGCCGTCGTCGCCGTCGGGCGTCTTGAACGCCAGGGCCCGGGCGGCCCGGTCGGCGTCCTGCTCCAGCATCCGCTCCATGCGGTCGATCTGCGTGGGCGTGTAGCCGGCGTCCTCCATCAGCTGCCGCCACGGCACGCCCAAGGCCTTCTTCTTCAGCACCGCGTCGATGTGCTGGGCCTCGGTGCGGTACTCGACGTCGCGCCAGATCGTCTCGGCGAGCGGGTTGTTGCCGCGCTTTTCGTCGCCCTTGACCAGGAACGCGAGGCGCATGACCTCCTCCCAGTCCTCGCCGTAGAACATCGTCTTGTCGCGGCACTTGGAGGCCAGTCCGGCCTCAGCAGCAGTCAGGGCGTCCGCACTGACGTTCTGGACCTTGCCCATGAAGTACGTGGGCGGAGTCCGGGACAGGGCGCTGATGTGCTCGGTCAGCAGGGTGATCCCGGCGACGAAGTTCGACAGGTCCGCGGCCTCGAAGTTGCCGAACCTGGCCTGCGGGTTGGAGGCGCGCAGCATCTTGTTGACCGCCAGGCGCCACAGCTCCGGATCGTCGATCTCCTGCCCGGTGATCGGGTCCTTCGGCAGGTCGATGCCGGTTCCCCACCGGGCCGGGAAAGCGCCCGCCTCCGAGGCGGTGAGCATGTCCGCGATCAGCTTGTTCAGGGCGCCCTGGATCGGGATGACCTGCCGGTGCTCCGGCGCCGGATCGTCGACCAGGCGCGGCCGGTTCCGAAGTTCCACCATCGGCACTCGCTTGAGCGGGTTGTCGATGCGCTGCTGCTCGGGGATGTCCCCGCGCGGCAGCCACCGGTTCAGCGTCAGCGACGACGGCAGGATGAGTCCCGAGCGGGACAGCGGACGACGCCATTTCCACAGTTCGTCCGGCAGGTACAGCGTCGCGTACTCGAACCCGTCCTCTCCGTCGAAACGCTTCAAGGCCGCCTTGCGCTTGCGCCGCGAGCCCGGCTCGTAGGCCACGATGCACTGCGTCGCGTCCTCCACCGTGATCTCCGGCTCGACGTCCTCCGCGTCTGGGTCCGCCGCCCACACCAGAACGAACGCCCGCGCCTTCACCGAGGCCTCGGTGTGCGCCACCCGAGCCCAGGCGTCCATGCTGGAGGCCTGCCAGATGCGTTGCGCGTCCTTGTCCGCGGCCGGCGGGTCCTTCTCGTCACCAGTGCCGAACCGGAAGCCAACCGGCGTCAGCCGCTCGGCCGGAGCGTCACAGACGACTTCGGACCAGTTGTCCGAGAAATCCTCGAACAGACCACCGAATGCCTGCCGGAACCGCTCGCTCGCATACCCGAGGTTCTGTTTGCCCCCGTAGATGTCGTTCCACAGAGTGATGGACGCCTGCCGGCGGTCCAGCTCCTTCTCCAGCACGTCCGTGATCCGGAGTGCTTCCTGCGCGGACACGCCCACGGGCACTACCTCCTATCCGTAGCCGCTGACCGAGTTCGAAACCGCGCTGGCGGCGAGTTTCAGGGCGTCGGCGCGGGCCTCCAGGGCGAGCGCGGCCGTCACTGCGGAGTCGATCTTCCGGTCCTGGGACGGCTTGACGATGGCGATGCCGGACGGGCGCCGCTCGGGCTTGGCGTTGCCGACGTGATCGGCCATCGTCGGGTTGCCGTCGTGGGTCAGCTCCCCGGCCAGGGTGGCCGTCTTCAGCCGGTCCAAGGCCGGGCACATACGGGTCGCGATGCGCGTCTCGAAGATGAGGAAGGTCTCCTCGCCGAACTCTCCGGCCCAGGCGTCGCATTCGTCTCGCCAGTCCGGCGGGTCCGCGTAGGCCCGCTCGACCTTGTACGTGGCGAAGACGTGCTTCATGCCGGCCTTGACCTCGGCGCGCGGCACGCGCCAGTTGTCCGGGTCGCCGTCGTCCCACTTCGTCCAGATCATCGGCCGGCCGTCCGGGAACGTCGGCGTGAACACGTACCCGTCCGACAGGCGACAGCAGGTGATCACCGTGCAGTCGTCGTGGTCCGAGCCGTCGAACCCCACCGTGATCCGCTCGCCGGGCGCCACCTGCTGCGGCAGCGCGCACCGCTCCCACAGGTGCTTGGACAGCCACGTCTCCGACAGGGACACCGGCAGGTTCAGGAAGTACCGCCGGAACTTGGCCCGGTCCTGGGTCGGCTTGTGGGCCATCGTGACCATACGGTCCAGGTCCATGTGGGCCGCGAACGGCCCGTAGGCCTGCATCAGGCCCCGCTTGAGCTCTCCCGGGTCCTCGTAGGCCGCGTCCTCCAGCAGCCGCTCGGGCGCCTGGACGTGGTCGAAGTACAGCCGGGGCGCACGGCCGGCCTTGTAGTTGCGGTGGGTGCGCTCAGCGATGGAATCCTCGCCGATCGCGTACATGGTCGACGTCTGCAGGAACCACGGCTCGGCCTGGTACCGCTTCATCGTGTTCCGCTCGACCGTCTCGTACATGTCCCGCAGCTCCGGCAGCACGTACAGGTGCGTCTCGTCCGCGACGGAGAACGACTCCTTGCCGCCGTCCTTCGACGCCGAGCTGGCCGTCGACGGCCGGATCTCCCCGCCGTCCGGCAGGAACACCCGCGTGGAGGTCTGCCAGTCGTTGCCGATGTCGATGTCCGGGTAGTCCTCGGCCAGGCGCTCGCTGTGGCTGAGCATGTAGGTGACGTTGGCGTAGGTGTTACCGGCCTGCGTCTCCTCCGTGGCCAGGCACCGGATGAACGGGTACGTCACCGGCCGGCCGACCGGCTCACCCTTCTGATACTCGTAGCCCCAGTGGGAGACCTCACCCTCTTCGGCCCAGTGGTCGAACCGCACCGGGGCCAGGGCCTCGGCGACCACCAGCATCCCGGCGATCTCCGACTTCGCGCGCCCCTTCGCCCGGGACAGCAGCACCTCGTCGAAGCGACGCCGGCCGTCCGCACTGATGGCGTAGCAGCAGACGATGAACCGGAGCATCTCGGCGTCCAGTTCGATCTCCTGGCCCTGGACGTCGCCGGGGCCGTGGACCAGGTAGAACTCGATCCAGTCCGCCAGTGCGTATCCGAGCGACCGACGGACGCCCGGAGTGCGCACTACTCCTCACCGACCGCCCGAAGGCGGGACCGGACGTCGCTCCCCTTCCGGGCCGGTCGCGCCGAACGCTGCGCGGCCACCTCGTCCCCCGAGACCTCCCAGCGCAGCCGCAGCATCGACAGCGGGTTCAGGCCCAGCCGGTCGGCGAGCATCCGGGACTCCTTCGAGGCGTCCAGGTCACCCATCTCCGCCTGCACCTTCCAGCGGACGTACTGCGCAACCTCACGCACCCAGCCCAGCCGCTCCCACATCACCGCCTGCGGCAGACGCCACAGGTCGCCCCACAGCTCCGCCTCGACGCCCTGCTGGGCCTCCAGCTTCTTCTCCAGGATGTTCGCCTCGGTCAGGGCCGCCTCGTGCTTCTTCTGCACCGCGGACGAGCTGGAACTGCAGC